AAGAAGGCGGCCGCAGCTAAGGCAATGGCTAAGGCAAGCGCTCAACAAGTTAAAAACATTAAAGAGCAGACCAAAGCAGTTAAAGAACAGACAGCAATTCAGAAGGCTGGCACTCTGTTCGATATTCAACAGACTCAGATCATCGCTGCACTTAAGGGCGATATCTCAGCCGAGGAGCGCAAGCGCTTAGAACTGCAATTAGCGATCCTCACCGGCAATACCTCAGAGGCTTCTAAACTAGCTGGTGAACTTGCCAAGTCTCAAGGACTATCCCAGCAGTTAGCCGCTTACCTTGCATCATTGCCAGATGCTAAGAACCCATTCACAGCGTGGAAGTCTTACCTAGACATGATCGAGGCGCAGGTTCGCCGTATCGCGACAGGCAACCCAGTAGCGCCAGTCACTTCTATGGCTGAAGGTTATGGCGTTACAGGTGAGCAGTATTCACTTGCTCATGGATCAACCCAGACCAGCGCAGCGGGAGTTGAGTTCACGGTGAACGTTAACGCTGGCACAGTAATTGCCGAGGAAAATCTAAAAGACGTTATCCGAGACAGCCTACTTAACGACTCACTACAGGCTAAGTTCGCTGCTATCTATCGTCAGGGCGGGTCTTTCGGAGCATGACACTACCTGCTCAAATCTCCGTATCCTTCGACTTCACCTCTGGGGCTACCTTCGGCTATCCCTTTACTATCGGTGATGAGAAGTATGGCGTTTTAGGCACAGGCACACTTGCAAGCACAACCACTCCAGAACCTACGGTGGACTTAACGCCAGACGTTCGGTCTATTACTATTCGCCGCGGTCGCAACATCATGCGCGACACCTTTGAGGCTGGCACAGCAGTTGTAAGAGTCCTAGACCCTAACTCCTACTTCAACCCACAGAACACCTCTAGCCCTTACTACGGCTATCTGACACCGCTTCGCAAGCTGCGCGTATCAGGCACAGTAGGCGGCGTTGGATACTTCCTATTCTCTGGCTATACAACAGAATACAAATACACCTATCCGCAGAACGAAGCCACAGGTTATGTGGACATTCATTGCTCAGATGCTTTTAGACTTATGCAACAGGCTGGGATTACCACCGTGGCAAGTGCAACCGCTGGGCAAGATACCGGCACACGCATTGGCAAGATATTAGATCAAGTCTCATGGCCTACTTCTATGCGCACGATCGACACAGGTTTAACGAATTGTGTGGTCGATCCGTCAACTTCTCGCACAGCCCTAGATGCTCTAAAGAACGCAGAGTTCTCCGAGCAAGGCGCGTTCTATATCAACCAAGAAGGCACAGCGATATTCTTAAACCGTACCAATGTAATCAAGACTTATGGTCAGACTCCGATCGAGTTTAACCAGACAACTGGTATCCCTTACACGAACCTATCTTTCGCCTTCGATGACAAGTTAATTATTAACTCTGCTGGCATGACCCGCGTGGGTGGCACACAGCAGGTAGCCGAGGACTCAGCCTCTATTGCTAAGTACTTCCCTCATCAGCTAAACGAGCAGAACCTCGTTGCACAGACAGATGCAGACACTCTAAACATTGCCAAGATTTACGTCGCTACGCGTAAAGAGACCACGATCAGAATTGACGCGATGACGGTCGATCTACTAGACCCAGACGTTCCAACTGCGACGATGTTGGACTTGGATTACTTCCAACCGCTAAAGATTACGAACGTACAGCCAGACGGCTCAACGATCGTTAAAACGTTACAGGCTCAAGGACTAGCATGGGATATAACGCCAAACTCCATGAAGGTCACAGTTACAACTCTCGAACCCACGATAGAAGGCTTCATCATTGGAAGCGATGTATCAGGTATAATCGGCACTAGCATAATGGCGTATTAGGAGATATAAATGGCAACAGGTTTTCCAGCAGCTACAGGCGATGTCCTAAGCGCGGCTATGTATAACGGACTCGTAGGGTTCACGCTCAACGACCAGACCGGCACAACATACACACCAGTATTGACTGACCAGTATCAGGTGCTAGTCACACGCTCCAACGCTTCAGCCTCAACCATGACTATTCCAACAAATGCCAGCGTAGCCTTTTCAGTTGGAACAGTTATCACCGTACTAAACAAAGGCGCGGGAGCAGTAACCATTTCTGGCGCTGGTGGCGTAACCGTTCTATCTGCTGGCGCAACTGCCGCTTCTCCAGTTCTAAACCAATATAAGTCATGCGCCCTAATTCAGACCAGCGCCAATAACTGGTATGTCGTGGGTGCGATCGCCTAATGCTAAACAATATCGCCGCCACGCTAGGGGGTGGAGTACCTGTATCACTTACGGATTACGAGTCTATTTCGACCGTAACCGTGGGCGCTGGCGGTTCATCGTCGATTACCTTTAGCAGTATCCCAAGCACATATTCTCACCTGCAACTGCGCTGGGCGTGTATTACTAATCGCGGCACTTATGCAATAGATGATATAAAAGTGACTTTTAACAGCGATACAGGGGCTAATTACTCACAGCATAACCTTAGAGGTAATGGCTCAACCGCTACTGCTGGCTCTGGAGTTAGTCAGTCATATATTTATTACGATGTATCAGCGGGAACTAGCGTTAGCAATTTCTTTGGCGTAGCAATTACGGATATTTTAGATTATGCCAATACCAATAAATATAAAACCACTCGCGCTTTGACTGGTACAGATACCAATGGTGCGGTAGCAGGTGAATATGGTCGCGTAGCCCTTCAGTCTGGCGGCTGGCGCAGCACCTCAGCGATTAACTCTATAACTATCGTCCCTTTTACTGGGACTCAATTTAACCAATACTCCTCTTTCGCTCTGTATGGGATTAAATAATGGCTGCAACTTATGAACCAATAGCGACTCAGACCCTAAGCAGTTCTGTTTCCTCAGTAACTTTTAGTTCTATTCCTCAGACTTACACAGATTTAGTTATTGTACAAAGTGCATTTGTAGCAAATCAGATGGATACTAGAATACAATTTAACGGCGATACTGCTACGAACTATTCTTGGACTGTTCTTTTTGGGTCAGGAAGCGCCGCTGGTTCTTATCGTGAGTCAAATAAGACTGCCATTCCGACAGGTTATTATTCACAGATAGATATTTCACCTGCTACGAGTACTTTCATAATTCAGATTATGAACTATTCAAACGCGACTACGAATAAAACAGTTTTAACTCGTGGAAACAATGCAGCCTCAGGGCGCGGAGTAGATGCAATAGTTGGACTCTGGCGCAGTACCGCTGCGATTACTTCGGTTGCGCTAAATGTAGATGCCACTCACCAATATACTTCAGGCTCAACCTTTACACTTTATGGGGTGAAATCAGCATAATGGCTAATACATTCGTCAAAATTGCAACCGTCAATGCAACAGGTTCAAGCGGCTCAATGGTATTTAGCAGCATACCCAGCACTTACACAGACCTTTGCTTAAAGGTGAGCGCTAGAGGAACTAGCAACTACGCTGGCGGTGGTTATTATTATTATGTCTATCCAAACGGCGCTACTACTAACCTAAGCACCAAATACCTTTTCGGTAATGGAACTTCGGCTCAGTCAGGCGGCAGCGGCGCAGCCTTTGCCTATTGCCCTGCGAGTGACTGGACTACTTCAGCCTTCAGCGATGATGAAATCTACTTTCCTAATTATGCTGGCAGCACCAATAAATCTTATTCAATAGATAGCGTTAGCGAAAACAATGCAACTTTAGCGAACTCGGTTATGGCTGCTGGCTTATGGTCACAGACCACCGCTATTTCATCTCTTACTTTAACTATCGGCGGCGGTAGTTTTGCGCTTTACTCATCAGCAACCCTTTACGGCATATCCAAATCATAAGGAGACAAACATGGCAGATACAAAGATAATCGTTAACTGCGAGACAGGTGAAGTCTCTGAAGTTGAACTAACCGCTGAGGAAATCAAGCAGCGCGAGGCAGATGCTATCGCTTACGCGAAGGCAAAAGCCGATGAGGAGCAAGCGGCAGCGGAGAAGGCGCAGGCTAAGGCTGCTATCGCAGACCGCTTAGGACTTACTCAAGATGAATTGGCGCTATTGCTGGCATGAAGCCAAAGTTATGTGCAGCCGGTCAACAGCTAAGAGAACAGTTCGATGACTCGTTCCCAGATCGTGATCGGCGTTCCGATGGTTGGCTCGGCGATCTTCGTCACGCATCGCGCCCTAGCGACCATAACCCTGATCCAAAGACTGGGGTGGTTAGAGCGACAGACACGGATCGAGATGTCCATAAGTCAGGCAAACCCGACCTCATGCCCGATATTGCTGATCAGCTTCGGATCGCAGCCAAGAACGGTGACAAGCGAATTGCCTACGTCATATTCAACGGACGAATTGCATCGTCTCGCATGGGCTGGCGTTGGCGAAAATACAAAGGATCTAATCCGCATAATGCGCATCTCCATTGCTCTTTCACTAAAGCAGGTGATGAAGATGGTTCGTTCTTTAATATCCCACTTCTAGGAGGCACACTATGAATATGAAAAATCCTTACGTCCTTACAGCAGGTGCATTCCTATCTGCTTGGGCTGCATCTAACTTCGCAGCCGATTACCGCTCTATTCTCTGGGCTGTGCTTGCTGGAGTCTTTGGATATGCGACACCTAAACGATGAATGCGACAGAGATGCTAAACCTTTATATTGCTACGCTTGCAATAGTGGGTGGCTTGGCTGGCTATGTGATCACGCATTTATTGTCGGAGATCAAACGACTTAATGCGCGTGTCGATGAGATTTATAACATACTTCTAGAGCGATAATAATTGCTATGGCACGCAAGAAGGCTATCGACTTAGAGGCTTACTCTATGTTAGATCAGTACTGCATCGGGCTTAACGAGTATTACAAATCGCTAAGACGTGCAGGGTTTAGCGTAGATATTGCTTTGGCTATTCTGCTTGAACCTATGACTTATCCGGCAACGATCTTGCCTACACCTAATTGGTTGCCACAACTGCCCGACTCGATCCCTTACGACGATGACGATGAGGACTAATGAAGCGCACCGTTATAGTGCCAGACCTGCAAGTTCCCTATCACGATGAAGTTGCGGTACGCAATGTTGCATCTTTTATTAAGGCATACCGCCCAGATAGCGTGGTTACTCTCGGAGACGAAATCGACCTCCCACAGATCAGCCGATGGACAGAAAACACACCAGGCTGGTACGAACAAACACTAGCTGAGGATCGTGACCAAGCGGTTGAGGTGCTTTGGTCTTTGGTCGAGCATTCTAAGGAAGCCCATATGATCCGCAGTAATCACACAGATCGCCTATATAACGTGATTATGAAGAAGATCCCAGCATTCCTAGCCTTGCCAGAGTTACGCTTTGAGCGTTTCATGCGTTTAGACGAATTAGGCATCACTTACCATAAGAAGCCGTATGCGTTCGCTAAGGGCTGGGTAGCAGTCCACGGAGATGAACAGGCTATCAACTCTAATGCGGGTCTTACAGCCCTTGGAGCTGCCCGTAGACACGGTTTAAGCGTGGTTTGTGGTCACACTCACAGAGCGGGCTCATCGGCCTTCACAGAGGCTTCTGGGGGCAAAATAGGCCGTATCCTGCGTGGGGTCGAAGGTGGGCATCTAATGGACGTGCGCAAGGCGGGCTATACAAAGGGAACTGCCAACTGGCAACAGGCTTTTATCATCGTTGAAGATACTCAAGTAACCCTTATTAACTTGGAGAAGGACGGCACGTTCGTGGTTGCTGGCCGCCGGTATGGACGATCTCGATAACGACATTCGTCGCACGATAGACGATGCAATGGACGATGGAGAATTGTTACCGTTTCGTTATCAACACACCGTCAATTAGTCAGATATTTATGCAACACTTATGCCAAGAAGGTGCGAAGGGCGCACTAGAAGGGCAGTAAATGAACGCAGACTTAGCAATAACACTATCCATAGCGGTTGGAATGCTTATTGGTTTCGGCTTTGGCTATGGCAAGGGCTTTGAACATGGCAAGATTAAGGGACGTATCGCAGCTCGTAAGATCGCTCGTCAACTAGAGCAGGTCGGCCGATGAATGCACGCGACTACCTCAACGAAGCAAGAGCAACTATCCAAGACCGAGGTCTGGACTACGGTCACCCAAGCGACAATATGGCAAGAACAGCAGCCCTCTGGTCGAGTTATCTGGAAATGCCAGTTACGGACTATCAGGTTGCGATGTGCATGGCACTCGTCAAAATAGCCCGCAGTATGGAAACCGGCAAGACAGACACCTATGTAGATTTAGTGGCATACGCCAGCATCGCTGCACAACTACACACAGAGGAGAATGATCTCTATGTTTAGATTTAGAAAGCATCAGAACGAAATAGCCTTTGCTTTTCATATTGGTTATGACGTGCAATTCCACGACATTCGAATGACTTTAAACTTCTATAAATATGAAATGACTTTAGAAAAGGTGAACTATGTTTGATCTCAGCCAATATGAGACGGTGGATCAGAGGTTGGAAAAGTTCTGGGTCAAGTATCCAGACGGCGCAATTCTCACGGAACTGGTGGCATATAAAGATGATAGATATATTTTTAAAGCAAGCGTATATAAGACTTTCGCTGATGCACTACCGTTTGCCACAGGGTTCGCTGAGGAGACTGTTAGTGGTCGAGGCGTTAATGCTACTAGCGCATGCGAAAATGCGGAGAGTTCTGCGATCGGCAGAGCGTTGCACACAGGCGGTATCTCGAAGCATAGCGAAGGCAAGCCTAGACCCTCAGCGGAGGAGATGGCTAAAGTAAAGGCTAAGATGGATAAGCCTTTACCTAACACTTTTAAAGAGAAGCTGGCAGATAAAATAACTATGCCGGTGGAAGATGATCCGTGGTCAACCAAAGCCGTCTCAGAGCCGCCGAGTGCAGCCGAGGCAGTTGATCTAGTCAAGGAAGTATTAGGCGGAATTAAGATCGACAAAGACATTCCGCTATGTCGTAACTGCCACGATCATAAGCCTATGAGTTGGAAAACAGGCGTAAGCGCTAAGACTAATAAACCTTGGGCTAACTTCAACTGCTTCGCATGTAAAGATGTACTCTGGTACAACCTAGCGCCAGACGGTACTTGGAAGGTGCGTGAAGGTCAATGAGCGGCTTACAGTTTATGAACCAAGACGGTGAATGGGAGAACTTCCCTACTGATGATGAACTAGCTGAAAAGGCTAAGCATCAGGAACTGCTTAACTCGCTACAAGTTCGGATTATCTGCCATCTATGTAATGAGCCAGTTCCACGCGAGGAGTTAGCATTCTGGGTTGCCGGTACTGTCTTAACTTGGTCATGTAAGAAGTGTCACGCGGTCAATGAGTCAAAGCCGTAAGCACAGAGGCTTCCGCACCGAGCGTGTGGTTGCAGAGTATCTGAGGCGCACGTGGGAAGGCGCTTCAGTAGGTCGAGGTAATGGCCGCGATATCCTTAATGTTCCGTTCGACTGCGAGGTTAAAGCGCGTACAGGTCTCGATGTCTCGGGAACACTCCGCCAGATCGAAACTAGGACAGCCAAGAGCGGCTTATTGGGGTTCGCTTGCTTTAGGCTCAATGGTCAAGGTGAACGTGCTGAGGAATACGTTGCAATGCTACGCCTTGGCGATCTGGTGGAGTTACTCGAAGCAGCAGGTTATGACAAACGCAGAGATGTAGTCCAAGACTCTGAAATAACTAGGTGTTTAGGTTGTGGCATCTATGCTTTAGGCGAGCGATGCAAGACTTGTAGAGGAGAAGAATAGTGCCGATTTACGAGTTCGAATGCGACAACGAACATTGTGAGTGCAATGCCAGGGTAGAAAAATGGCTTAGCGTTAGCGAGCCGCATGACTTGGAGTGCCCGTTCTGTCACAGCACAATGCGTAAAGTCTATTCATCTGTTGGTGTGCATTTTAAAGGGCCAGGCTTTTACACGACGGACTCCAAATGAGAGTGCTAGTAGCGTGTGAGGAAAGCCAGGCAGTCACCAAGGAGTTTAGGGCGTTAGGCCATGAGGCTTATTCATCTGACTTATATGAGACTTCAGGCGATCACCCGGAATGGCATATTCAAGGAGATGTAATACCTTTACGCAATAAGGGTTGGGATCTTATTATTGCTTTCCCACCATGCACGCACTTGGCTTCATCGGGCGCTGCTTGGTTCGAGGCTAAGCGTGCTGACGGTAGACAACAAGAGGCTATTGACTTCTTCATGGCTTTGGCTGCGTCTGACTGTCCTAAGATAGCCATAGAAAACCCGGTTGGGATTATGTCTACTGAATGGCGTAAGCCAGATCAAATCATTCAACCGTGGCAGTTCGGAGACTCATTCAGTAAAAGAACTTGCTTATGGCTTAAAGGTCTACCTAAATTAAAGCCTACTAACATTGTTGATCCAGGTGAAAGCATCACTTATGCAAGCGGTGTAAAGATGCCTAAATGGTATGCAGATGCTTGGAAGTTAAGCCCAGAAGAACGTTCTAAAGTACGCAGTAAAACCTTCCCTGGTATTGCTAAGGCTATGGCACAGCAATGGGGCAACTTATCAACACCTGTGGATAACTAATGTACATTCCTTCACTTCGTGCTTACGACACGCCCACTTTATACACATGCTTGACTCGTAGGCTACACTCTAGGCAAGAGCCCATCGAGGGCTCAACCCGCGCCCGTAAGGGCGTAGCGCGGGGGGTTGCTGGAGTGTTAGTGGGATCTCTATGTCTGATGAGTCCTCAGACATCAGAGGCTCAATTAGTGCCAATAAAAGTACTTGCTAATAAGCAGCTAACAGATAAGCAATACCATTGCCATAATGAGATCATCTATAGAGAGTCTAGATTTAACATAGATGCAGTAAATGGATCTCACTATGGTTACTACCAGATGCGTAGTGAGTCCATGAAGAATAAGCCATATGACTATCAGTTCTATATCTATTGGTATTATGTATCTAAGCGCTATGGTCTTGATAATGAGATACCGGACTATTGCAAGGCACTACATCATCTAAAGACTAGAGGCTGGCAGTAATGGCTAAACGCAATGACCCTCGACTAACGAGGGATTATAAGAAGTTTAGATTACAGGTGCTGGCTCGTGACCAATGGTCATGCTTCTATTGCCAGCAACTAGCTACAACAGTTGACCACATCATTCCAGTTAGTAAGGCACCTGACTTGGTAGTTAACTTTGAGAATGCAGTTGCTTGTTGTCAGTCATGCAATAGTAGTAAGGGTAGTCGTAATCAGGCGAGTTTTTTAGACAGGAAGTCTAC